ATGCATAGGGGGGGTAGGATCTGCGGACCCCTCCCCCCCTATCATGCAATTTCTTCTTTGTCGACAGGACGTGTCACCTTACGGTGCATACCAGAAACATTTTCTTTAATTATTTCATCAATAGCTTGTCCCACTGCTAGGTCGTAGTCTGCTTGACTTAACTCATCAGATACTATGGCTACCCGGGCGAGGAGGGCAGCGGTATGGTACCCTAGCTGTCTATCATACGCATCCCATTCACTGTAATGGGTGAATGGATTGAAAGGATTGTCATAGGTAGTTAACATGGTATCCATGATCATCCTCTCACCCGTATAGCGCTTCATCTAGCGTACCTAATGGTATACCTAGCTGGGCTGCTACTTCAGCACGGGTAGCACCAGAAGACATCATTGCTTGAGCACGGGCCAACTTAGCGGGGGTAACAACGCGTTGATGTCTTGGTGTTGCCATAGTCTTGATGGTGTCTAGATCAGCATTGTCCACTATGTGACGTAACCTAGAGGGACTGATAGCACCAGCTTGGATAGCTTCCCATTCGCGGGGTTCTATAGTGATACGTTCCTTACCTGCACCCATCCTATTGCGTGCTTCATTGAGGGCCTGGAATTTTGTTCTTCTTTTAATCTCATCATCCATTCCAGGATTCTCGGCAAGCTTAGCCTTATAGACTGCACCTGCCATGATCTGGGCGGCACGTTCTTGAGGAGCATTACTCTCTGCTATCCTGAGCTTGGCGGAGAGGGAGGCTACTTCAGCAGCATACACTTTGGCTGCACTAGGCGAACGCTCAATAGGTTTGGTTGACAACTCTTCCTTGCGTGCACTGTTAGCCATAGCCTTAAGCTTGTTTGAATAGTCAGCATAGTGTCGTTCAACAGGAGTGTTAGCATCACTGATCAACTCACGTGCATCTTCAGCTTCAGCAAGACGCTTAGTACGTGTTTGCTTAGGCCTACCATCAGGATGAGTATCTTCAGTGAGAGTGAACATCTTCTTGCCTGTCTTAGGATCGACAGGTCCACCTTCACTAGCAAGACGTTCCTTACGCTCAGGTACATACAAAGTAGCACCTGCTCTAGAGATCAGAGTAGATGCACCTGCATTAGCACGTCCTTGATACTTCTGCTTCAGTGCCCTGATCCCATTGTCAATAGCAGATTGACGATAGTCTAACTCATGCTTCTCAGCATCAATGACAACCATCGAATGACGGATTGCTCTGACAAGTTCCTCTACAGGTGCACCTTGAATGGTCATGTCAGTAATGAGGTTAGAGATCTGCCCCATCTGCATTTGAGTATCAATGCCTGGCATTCCCTCATAGCCCTTGTACTGTGACCTAGGATCGAAGTCCTTCAGTCCTTCAAGAGCAGGAGTAGACAACACCTTACCATCATTGTTAGGTATAACAACAACAGTATCACCATCAAAGTCAGCACCTGACAAACGTTCCGCAACAGCACTGTTGATACCAATAGCATCTCTTGGATTAGGACCAAGAAGTTTCTTAGCTTCTCGATGCTTGTTGTTAACAACAAGTTCAGGAATCTCAAATGTACCACCATGAGGATGCCTAATCAGAACTACACGCTCACCATTCTCATAGTTAGGCGCATAAACTTCATTCTTTTTCAAAGACTTGACTGGCAAGATCACATGATACCGTTGATTGCTGTTGATTGCAGCAGCCTTGAGATGAACAGCAGCAGAGTCAACATCACTAGCGAAACTCTCTAGCAACTTCTTCTTAATCGTTGGATTAGTAAGCGCGTTGATCTCATCAAACTCACGCTTCCTATTATCATAAGTCATGTCCAACTGAGACTTAACCAGCTTAGGACTTTGCTTAGACAACATCTGACTCGACAAAGTCTTAGACCAATCCTGCCAGTCACCTTCCTCATTCACAATGTTCATAACAGAGGTTACTTTTTTGGTACCATCTCGACGATCCTTCAACTGCTGACCGCCAGACTTAATGACAGCACCAAATGGATTGTCAGGATCTGGTTTGGTAGGATCATTCGGATCCATAACCAACTTCTTCATTGCCTCTTTGTCAGACTTCACATCTGCTTTAGACTTGTTGGTATGGAACAACAGATCCACACCATCAGGCAGATCATTACTATACATCGCCATGCCCTTAAGGTACCGATCCTTACCGACTTGGATTCGGACCTGAGCATAATTAGAGCCACCTAGAGAAACATCATCAACTCCAGGACGCACAAAGATTACGCCATCTGCTTCCCCGCCACCATCTTCTTTGTAGACAACAGCAACACGTTTCGGATTAATAGGAAGGGGGGCATGTAAACCAAACCAACTTCTACCACCATCATCAGAGTAGTCATTGATTTGCTTGATCAAAGTTTGATCCATCCACACTTCCTTCTGAGTGATACCAGGCTTTGCCAGCACTCGAGTATCAGTCAGTTTACCAGTTCCTTGCTGCTTGATCTTGACACGATAGATGTTGTATCCTTCATGTTCAAGGAACTTAGCCGCAGCTCGAAGCTTTGACGAAGCCACATTGACGTGATGTTCGACACCCTTACCAATGTCAATGACACCTTTCTCATCCACATGAGTCTTAAGCATTGCTGCTGTAGTGGTTAGAATGTCATTCTTCTCTTTCGCTCCTGGAGCTAACCAAGAACGAATGGTGGGCTCAGGAATTGGATTCCCATTCTTCCCGCCGATAGCTTCACCAATAGCCTTATGTGAATATCCTTTGGCCCTCAACTTCTCAGCTTGGTTGATGTTGTCTTGCTTGACCTTGTTCCTGGCAATGGTCTTGAAGTTACGAACATCATTCATAGTCATGCCAGCGCCTTCAGCAATTTGCTTCTCAGTTAGGCCCTTACTTCTGCCTTCCTGAAGGTAATTAAGAAACTGCCGCTCAAGGCTTACAACACCTGACACGTTGCCGGTTGATTGCCAAGGATACCTGCCACTTTTATGGAGGGTTCCATAGTGAGCCAGATAGTCATCTTCATCGACAAGCATAACTCACACCTCCTTCATGGCTTCGATCTTTTGGTCAAATATGACAATTTTATCCATGATAGCAGCAATCACTTCAGGATCAGGTTCAAACACCTGAATGCTTTCTCCCTGATAGATTCGAAGCTCAATTCGAATATCATAGGGACTCACACCATACTCCAAACAGAACAACGCAGCATAAACTTCTAACTGATGTGGAGACGTCTTTCCCACACCAGTCTTAAGATCATGAATCCTCAGAACACCTCTACGATAGCAAATTGTATCAGCGGTTCCGAACGCATTGTCCGAGTAATATAGTGGTTGCTCACTCGTCATCTTGTAGCCGATAGCATCATTGATGTACATGTTCAATGCTCTACGACTCTTCGATTGCTTGATGCCTAACTTGATCGCACTGTGAGCATACTCATGAAGTTGAGTACCTCGAATAGCAGCCTTAGATAGTGTCCAACGAGCCTCTAGCTTGTGGTCATCATAGTTTATCCAATGGTAATTGCTCGCCCCAAGAAACGCGTGTTGACCGGCCAGAGTAGAATGCTCGTTGAAGTCCATGAACCACCTCTTCTTCATTTTCAGGGTAAACAAAGGCTGCGAACGACATGTGATTCATCATACCAATATAGTAACCTTGATTAGGTTGCTCTGGTGCATCCTCTGATGCCTTCACTTCTAACTCAGCCCATCTGTCCTCAAATAACAACGTCAAGTCAGGAATGCCCTGGAAATGCTGAGGATCATTTTTCAAAACGACTAAACCAGGAAACTGCTGTTTGAGCCTGTTGATTAGCTCTCTTTGATACCTTGTTTCTCGCATGTTTAACCCCTCATTCAAAAATATAGGGAATGTCGTGACATTTTGGTGTTCTCCCTATTATATGCCGTGTATACTTAACGAACATGTATAGACCTAGGGATCCTAAATATCTGCATCGTCGGAAAGACCGGTGTCTCTGAATATGTTGACCTGTAAACGTCTCTGAACAGCAGTCCATAAGTCAACGAAACCTCTCTTACGGTCTCAAATCGGAGCTCTGCAGCATCCTCATAGACAGGGCCTTCTTGCTCTTTATCGAACGGATGCAGAAACTGTCGAGAGTACTTAACTGCAAACCATCTAGGACGCCACATCAAGTTGTCTGCAGCATTATTGCTCTTCTGACCATCTACATTAATGGGTGTGTCAAATATTCTTGTCTCGCCTTCCACAAAAGCCTTGGCTACCAACACCTTAATCGAACGCGTCTCATTACCAGAATTGGAATATAGCGGGACATAGGTGATGCCTTGCGGAGTGATCTGAGGTTTGATCAACTTCTCACTACGCACATTCATTACATGTCCCAAATTACTGACTACATATCTGTCCTGAAATCCAGGGACCGTC